TATTATTCAATTTGCGGGAATACAATGTACAAATATTCATAATATATCTCTCGATGATAGTGAAAGCCCGTTTTCAAATGCTGCAAAGAATTGTGAAAAACAAATTTATCAAGAAGCCCAACTGAAATATTTTTATGATATTAAAGATTATGCGCCTTTTGTTCAATCATTGTGCTTAGAAGAATATCCACATGCTTCCTATTCTTTTTGCTTTCTTCTTGAATTTATTAAAAAACATAATCCTGCACTTGTCAAAAAAATACATGAACCGATGATCGATAATATTAACAACCGGCTTCTTCTTGCTAATCATTCTCTCCAACAATTAAATATTCTAGATAATCATCAACATAAGGGAAAGTGTTCATCAGTATTAAGTTTTATGAACTGCTGTAAGACTGCTATGGGCAAGCGTGCTCTAAATGACGTAATTCTCCATCCTATTACAGATGTCGATACATTAACGAATGAGTATGATATGATTGAATATGCTATACAGAATTTTGAGAAACTTAGCAAGATTCGGGAATCTTTCTCTCAAATTCGGGATATCGAAAAGCTCTATCGAAAAATATTTATGAAACACGTTACACCATGTGAATTCATGTTTATATACCAAAATGTTATTACAATGTTAGAGGTATACAAAGGTATTGTTCAAGATTCAGTTCCTTTGCTAGATTATTTAAAACAGAATATTGATGGTGATGTGGAGAGAAGTTGTAATACCTTGATTCAGCTATTTGAAACGACATTTGATATTGAAAAAGCTAAACAGATAACTGATCTGCATCTTGAACATAATTGTTTTAAGGCTGGTTTCTCTCTAGAATTAGATAAGATAGAGCATGAATATAAGGGTAGTATTGAAAATTTAAAGAAAATACAGATGAAATTATGTCAAATGTTGGAGAAATTGGAAAAGAAGAAGCCTAAAAACCCATTTGTCAAGATAAATATTACGGAAAAGAGTATGTATAGCTTAGTATGCACAAATCGTCGTGCAAAACTTCTGCAGCCTGTTTTGAAGAAGGTCACGGGCGACGTCCACAATTTCTATCCTGCAGGTAAAAGCAATAAGAAAATAGATAGTCCGGAAATTAGTAGTTTATATAGTACTATTCACAAAACTTTCTCTCAATTGCGTGAACAACTGGCCATTGAATATGATACATTTTTGGAAAAAATAAAAAATAAAGGGGAAGATATACAAGTTATTGTAAAATATATTACTCGGTTGGATATGCTACTTTCGAAGGCATATATTGCAAAAAAGTATAATTATTGTAAACCTGAAATCGATATGACGAGAGAAAAAGCGTTCTTCTCAGCACAGGAACTGCGTCATCCGCTGATCGAACACCTACAAACGAATGAAATATATGTTCCAAATGATATTTCTCTCGGAAAAGAAGATCGCGGCACGTTATTATTTGGAACAAATGCAGTTGGAAAATCTAGTTTAATCCGATCCGTCGGCATCGCGATTGTATTGGCACAAAGTGGTATGTTTGTCCCTTGTTCATCATTTATGTATAGACCATACACGCAGTTATTTACGCGTATTCTGGGAAATGACAATATTTTTAAAGGTTTGAGTACCTTTGCAGTAGAAATGTCTGAATTGCGAACAATTCTTAAGATGTCTGATAAGAATAGTTTAATATTAGGTGATGAACTTTGTTCTGGTACAGAAACGACATCTGCATTAAAAATATTTTCGGCGGGGATTATTCAACTGCATGAGAGAAATACTAGTTTTATTTTTGCAACGCATTTTCACGAGGTTACACACATTAAAGCGGTTATGGATTTAGAATCGCTTACAATGAACCATATGTCTGTTATTTATAATCGAGAGAAAGATCAATTGATTTATGAGAGAAAGTTAAAAACAGGCCCCGGTAATCATGAATATGGTTTGGAAGTTTGCAAAGCCCTTAGCTTACCACAAGATTTTATGGATTTAGCGCATTCACTGAATCCGAGAGATGAGCTTCTTTCGAAAAAGACTTCACATTATAACGCAACTAAACTAAAAGGTGATTGTGAAATGTGTGGAAAAGCGATGGGCGATGATATTCATCATTTACAACATCAACAAAATGCCTCTAAGAATGGATTTATAGAGCATTTTCATAAGAATCATAAAGCAAATTTAATAAATATTTGTAAATTCTGTCATATTAAAATTCATGAATCAGATAAACAACATAGAATTTTTAAGACAACCACAGGTATGGAAATCCGAGAGACAACATAATCTAACAATAATGTAAATGGCACAGGAATTCATAGGTCTTTCTCTCCAATTTATTGCACAAAACTGGATTAATATAGCTTGGGGGTTATTGTTAATCTTTTTAGTTGTTAGTTATATTATTGTGAATAATATTCAATTAGATAAGCCAAAACATAACAAACCAGGTCGCCGTATTATTTTAGAGACACTCAAGAATAGAATACATGCGCCTAATTTTGATAAAATGATTAAAAAAGGTTTTTGTGATTCCCATAAGAATTCACACACTTTAGAAAAAAGTTGCAATAAACTATCACGAAAAAGTTGTAATGCTACTAGTTGTTGTGTATATGCCCATAATGCGACAAGCGATAAATCTAAATGTGTGGCTGGTGATGAGCAAAGAGGACCAATCTATAAAACTAATAAGGAAGGTACACCTTTTACGTATGATTATTGGTATTATTTAGGTAAAAAATATAATGTTAAAAATTGATTTATAAATTTTTTATGTTAAGTATAACATATGATTATCCCCGTCAAATGTTTTACATGCGGCAAGGTTTTAGCAGATAAATATTTATATTATATTCGCAAAGTTAGAGAAAAGAAGTTAGCTGATGGATTAGAAGGTGATGCGGTTGTATATTTAACAAAAGAAAATGTTAAAAAGACCGCGGAGGGTGAAGTTATGGATGAATTAGGTTTAACAAAATATTGTTGTAGGCGTCACATGTTGACTCATGTTGATATTGAATAATTTCTCATAAGTATATATATAATGTCAAAATCGCGTAGAAATAATCGCAGAAAGAATCGCCGGCATTCTCATCGCAATCGTCGCCGCGGGGGCAAATTGACGCGTGGAGCCAAAGCTGTCTTGACCGGCGCTGCGCTTGGTATTCCAGCTGGACTTCTCGCCTATGAATTAGAACGTAAACACACCACACACCGCCGCCACAAACACAAGAAGCGTGGTGGTGGAGGTTGCGGTCTTCGTCAGAATGGTGGTGGAGGTTGCGGTCTTAAGCAGCAAGGTGGCCGCCGCCGCCACAAAAGCCGCCGCCGCACCAAACACCGCCGCCGCCGTCGCACCAAACACCGCCGGCGTCGCCGCACCAAGCACCGCCGCCGCACCAAGCACCGCCGCCGCCGTCAGAGAGGAGGCGGGCAACTTCAGCAATGGTTGTACCCAATTATCCCAAATGATATATTAGACGTAGGTTTCAGCGCGACCAATGGTTTGAAAAATATGTATGCGGGTTATGTAGGTGAAAGAGGCGTAGCATCATCGAACCCAATGGTACAGCCAATTGGAAAAGACGTGAAGGTAATCGGCAGCACCCCACAGAGTGATATGAAAGCTGTTTTTTCAAGATAAAGTATCTTTTAAAAAAAAATATTTAATTAATATAAATGTCTTTAAAAGATACTTACAATTCTCTTTGTACTCCGAGCAAATTTTACTTTATTCTATCGTGCATAAGTATTTTAGCCCTTTTTATACATAATTTAAGTGAACCACGGACATATAAGGTTGGTGTATACCATTTACCTTTGACTCATCACAATTTTGTATTCTTTATTGCAAAGGCACTATACGTCTTAGCATGGACATGGGCACTGAATAAATTATGCAAGTCAGAATATAAAGGAGTTGCCTGGTTTTTAGTTCTACTTCCGTTTATTGGCTTTTTTGTTCTTATCGGTATTCTTCTTATGGCAGGTTTTGAATCAGCCGCCCGCTCATTGAAACGCGAAGTATAAATTATTGTTTTTTTTTAAATTAATATTTTAAAAAAAAATGCTCAAAGTATAGTATAATGGAGACTATATGGAAAATCATAAATACATATTTTGATAATAATTCTGAGTGGATAGTAAATCATCATCTAAAATCATATAATAATTTTATGTATACACAAATCCCCCAAATATTACGAGAGAATAACCCTATTCCTTTCATGGCAGAACAAGATCCAAAAACAAAAGATTATAAGTATCGTTGTAATCTATATTTGGGCGGTAAAGAAGGGAATGCCGTTTATTACGGCAAACCTGTTATTTATGATTCTGGTGGGCGCGAACACTTTATGTATCCAAATGAAGCAAGACTACGAAATATGACCTATGCATGCTCTATTCATTATGACGTTGATATTGAAATGACAATACACAATGATGATGGAAAAGATGAAATTGTTGAGCAAAAACTTTCTAAAATTTTCTTAGGAAGATTTCCAATTATGCTGCAATCCAAATTATGCATTTTAAATGGACTTGCGCGTGATGTTCGCTTCAACATGGGAGAATGTAAAAATGATCCTGGTGGATATTTTATTATTGATGGTAAGGAAAAGGTAATAATATGTCAAGAGAAGTTTGCAGATAATACTCTATATGTGCGGGATAAGGTAAATGATATATATAGTCATGCAGCAGAAATACGTTCTGTTTCGGAAGACGCTTCAAAACCGATACGTACTCTCTCTGTTAGAATAGTAGCCCCTACAGAATCTCTTACCAATAATAACATTGTTGTTAACATCCCCAATGTTCGTAAACCAATTCCCCTTTTTATCGTAATGCGTGCACTTGGCATTGAATCAGATAAAGATATTATTAAATATTGTTTACTTGATCTTAAAAGTAATACAAATATAATTGACCTTTTTAGACCTAGTATTCATGATGCAGGGTATATATTTACACAATCCGCAGCATTAAAGTATATATCTACATTTGTCAAGCATGCTACCTCTATTCCAGAAGTTATGCAAATTTTATCAATATATTTTTTGCCTCATATTGGAGAGCTTAACTTCAGAGATAAAGCACTCTTCCTCGGATATATGGTAAGAAGATTACTATCAGTATATACTAAAAATAGTAAACCAACTAATAGGGATAGTTATGAATACAAGCGCATTGAAGTATCAGGGATGCTATTGTATCAGCTTTTCCGCGAATATTATAAAATGCAATTCAATAATATCAAAGTAAAGATTCAAAAGGAATATTTTTATCATAAACCAGCATATC